CGACGGCGTACCTGATCGGCCGGGCGGCCCACACACTCATTCTCGAAGGACGGCAACGCTACGAACGCGAATACGCGATCGGCGGGCCGATCAATCCGCGCACCGGCCAGCCGTTCGGCTCGCAGACAAAGGCATTCAGCGAATGGGCTGAGCAGCAGGGCCGGCCGGTGCTCAGCGACACGCACGCGGCGACCGTCGAACAGATGGCTGCGGCCGTGCGCGATCATCTTTTCGCACGCGAGTTGTTTGCTGACGGCGTTGCCGAAGGCGTGGTGCGCTGCGAATACGCCGGGCATCGCTGCCAGGCGCGCGTCGATTGGATCAACCCCATCGAGGAGCGCGGGATCGTCGACTTGAAAACCGCCGACGAACTCGACTCGTTCGAGTTGTCCATGCGGGCGTTCGGATACCTGCATCAAGTCGCGTTCTACCGGGCGCTCGTGGCCGCCGCATCGGGCAACATCCTTCCCGTCCACATCGTCGCCGTCGAGAAGCGCGAGCCCTTCCGCTGCGGCGTCTGGCAGGTCGCGCCCAAGGTCCTCGACGAGGCGCAGAGCGATTGCGAAGAGGCCATGCAGGACCTCAGGCGCTGCCGCGAGACCGGGAACTGGTTCACGAGGTTTGAGTCGCTGCGGTTGGTCGAGCGGTTGTGAGTCCCGGCCCGGGGCCGGCGGGCGCGCCCTTGCCACGGATGGCGAACGGGACCGCCTGACCGGCCCCGGACCCGGATTCATGGACACAAGGTTACGCCTGCCCGCCCTGTCTGCCCGACAGGCAGGCGGCAGGCAGAAAGGAGATCGTCATGAAACTGCTGGAACGGATCGAGCGCGGCCTGCAACCCGCGCCGCGGCGCGTGCAGCTGTACGGCACGCACGGGATTGGGAAATCGACGTTCGGCGCAATGGCCGAACGGCCCATCTTCGTGCAGACCGAGGATGGCCTGGGCGGGATCGACTGCGAACGCTTTCCCCTGGCCACGTCCCTGGGCGACGTGATCGACGCCCTGTCGTCGCTGCACGACGGGGCGCACGAATATCGCAGCGTCGTCCTCGACTCGCTCGACTGGCTGGAACGACTGATCTGGACGCGGGTGTGCCAGGACCGCGGCGTCGAGTCCATCGAGGACATCCCCTACGGCAAGGGGTACATCTTCGCGCTGACCTACTGGCGGGCGGTGCTGTCCAACCTGGATGCCCTGCGCGGCGACCGCGGGATGCACGTCATCCTGATCGCCCACGCCCAGATCGAGAAGTTCGCCAATCCGGAGACGGACACCTACGACCGCTATTCGCCGCGCCTGCACAAGCAGGCCTCGGCGCTGGTGCAGGAATGGGCCGACGAGGTCCTCTTCTGCACCTACAGCGTCCACACCAAGACCACCGAGGAAGGGTTCGGCCGCAAGCGCGTCCAGGGCATCGGCACCGGCGAGCGGATCATCCGCACCACCGAGCGCCCTGCTCACGTCGCCAAGAACCGCCTGGGGCTGCCGGAGCAGTTCCCGCTGGACTGTCGCATCTACACCGCGTTCGCCCGGGGCGAGGAGGCCGCCGCGCTGGCGGCGATCCGCGAGTACTGGCCGGAGTACGGCCTGCCTGTCGCGTCGTCCGCGACGCAGGCAGGCAAGTCGCAAGAGAAACCCCTTGAGCAAGGAGCGTAAGTCATGGCCAATCTGAATGGATTCAATGCGAACGAAGTCGAGCCGGCCGTGGGGTTCGACCCCATCCCCGCCGGCAAGTACCTCGCTGTCATCACCGACAGCAAGATGAAGCCGACCAAGTCGGGCGTCGGCAACTTCCTGGAGCTGACGTTCCAGATCCTCGAGGGCGAGCACAAGGGCCGGCTGGTCTGGGCCCGGCTAAATCTCGACAACCCCAATGCGACGACGGTCAAGATCGCCCGCGCCGAGTTGTCGGCGATCTGCCGCGCCGTCGGCGTCATGGCCCCCAAGGACAGCGTCGAGCTGCACAACCTGCCGCTGATCATCACCGTCGCTCAGAAGAAGCGGCCGGACACGGGCGAGATGGGCAACGTCGTCAAGGGCTACGCGAAGAAGGACGTCTCTGCGCCGAGAGCACCGGCGGCGGGCAGCAATGGGAAAGCACCGTGGCAGCGGTGACGCCAGTGACCTTCGAGCTGCCCTGGCCGCCGTCGGTGAATCACTACTACCGCCGCGTCGGGCCACGGACGCTGATCAGCCGCGCCGGGCGGGAGTTCCGGCGGCGGGTCGGCCGCATCCTTGCGGCGCACCGCCTGCCGCCGGCGACCGGCCGGCTGGCCGTCTCGGTGGAGGTCTATCCGCCCGACCGCCGGCGGCGCGACATCGACAACCTGCTGAAGGCCGTGCTCGACGCGTGCCAGCACGGCGGGGCGTTCCCCGACGACGGCCGCATCGTCTGGCTGCTGATTCACCGCTCGCAGGTCGTGCCCGGCGGGCGCGTGGTGGTCACCATCCGCGACCTGTCGGCCGGGCAGCAACCGCCGGACGACGCGGCGATCTGGTCCCCATCCTGGAACTGAAGGAGAAGAGCGTATGAGCGAACAGCTTCTCGACATGTCGGTCGTGCGGATCGACGGCGACACCCAGCCGCGCACGGCCATCAACCCAGGCATCGTGCAGGAATACGCCGACGCGATGCAGGCGGGCGTGGAGTTCCCGCCGATCACGGTCGTCCACGACGGCGCGACGTACTGGCTCGTGGACGGCTTCCACCGGTTCTTCGCCCACCGGCGGCTCAGCCGCCGGGAGATCAGGGCCGAGGTCGTGGCCGGCGAGCTGGCGGATGCCCGCTGGCTGAGCGTGGCGGCCAACAAGGCCCACGGCCTGCGGCGGACCAACGAAGACAAGGCCAAGGCAGTCACCCGGGCGCTGAGGCTGAAGCCCGAATTGAGTGATCGCGCGATTGCCGAGCATGTGGGTGTCAGCAATGACATGGTCGGCCGCTACCGGAAGGCGACGGAAGAACGCAAGCCCGCCTCCGGTCAGGTGTCACAAAATGACACCTCGCCCCGGATCGGCCGCGACGGCAAACGCTACCCGGCGCGCTCTACCAAGCGGCGGAGCGCAAGACGGGCTGGCCGAATCGCCAGGAACGCCTTCAAGCCCATCCGCACGGGCAATGCACCGGCCCGGATGACGGCCCTGAACCTGCCCCATGACCCGATCATGGGGGCGCGCACGCTGATCGAACTGTTCGACGCGGACTATCTCCGCGCCCTGGTTACGTTCCTCAAGAAGCATCTGGAAGGAGTCGCCGCATGAAACTCGAACAACTGTTCTCCCGGACGGAGCGGTACAACCTGGTCATCGATCTCACCCCGGAGATCGCCGACGACTGGCTGACCCACTGCAACACGCACAACCGCAAGCTGATCGACTCCCACGTCGAATACCTGGCCGACGAGATGAAGGCCGGCCGCTGGCGACTCACCCACCAGGGGATCGCCTTCAGCGACAACCGCGTGCTGCTAGATGGCCAGCATCGGCTGTGGGCGGTGGTGCTGTCGGGCATCACGGTCCCGATGCGCGTGTTCGTCAATGAGCGCTCCGACGCGATGGAGGTGTTGGACACCGGCCAGCGCCGCCGGAACGACCAGATCTTGACGCTCAGCGCTGGGCTGGGCGAGGTCTCGCACGAGGACCTGGCCACGCTGCGGGCCATGTTCATCGGGCAGGGGATTTATCACCGCCGTCGCTCGCCCGGCGAGGAGAGCAAGATGTTGTTGCGCCACCTGGAGGCGGTGCGCTTCGCCCAGGGGTGTCTGCATCGGAGCAGTAAATTCAAGAACCTGGCCACGGCGGTGACCCGCGCGGTCCTGGCGCGGGCCTGGTATTCGGCCGATCACGCCGTGCTGCGGCATTTCGCGGAGGTGCTGACGACCGGCCGGCCGATCGGCGACCACGACGAGCCGATCCTTCTGCTCTTCCAGTTCCTGATGAGCGCCGCGTCGCGGAGCCGCAATCGGGCCGAGCGGCACGAGTGCTACCGCAAGACCGAGCGGGCGCTTTCGGCGTTCCTCAATGGTGAGCGGCTCACTCGGCTGTATGCCGCCCCGGATGAATTGTTCCCCTTGCCCGACGAGACCCAGCACGCGGCGGCATGATGAAACTTCGTCCCTACCAGCACGAGGCCGTGCAGGCCGTCTATCGGCACCTGCGCGAACGGGATGACAACCCGTGCGTTGTAATTCCAACTGCCGGCGGCAAGACGCCGGTCATGGCGACAATCTGCCGCGACGCCGTTCAGCTCTGGCAAGGCCGCGTGCTGATCCTCGCTCACGTCCGCGAGCTGCTCGAACAGGCGGCCGAGAAGTTGCACCTCGTCGCGCCTGACCTTCCTGTTGGCATCTACTCGGCTGGCCTGAAGCGCCGCGACCTCGGCTACGCCGTCACCATTGCCGGTATTCAGTCCGTCTACGAGAAGGCCTGCGACGTCGGGCCGGTGGACCTCGTCATCGTCGACGAGGCGCACCTTATACCACCGGATGGCGAGGGGATGTACCGCACATTCCTGGCGGATATGAAGAAGATCAACCCGCACCTTCGCGTCATCGGCATGACGGCCACGCCGTTCCGCATGAAGTCCGGCACGATCTGCGCGCCGGAGAACATCCTCAACGCGGTCTGCTTCGAGATCGGCGTCCGCGAGCTGATCGTGCAGGGCTATCTCTGCCCGCTGCGCACCAAGGCCGGCACCCTCAAACCGGACACTGAGAAGTTGCACGTGCGCGGCGGCGAGTACATCGCCGGCGAGGTCGAGGACCTCATGGACGATGACAACCTCGTCCTGTCGGCCTGTCGCGAGATTATCGAGCACACGCAGGAACGCAGGTCGGTCCTGATCTTCGCGTCGGGCGTGCGGCACGGCCAGCACATCTGCCGCGTGATGGCCGAGCGGTACAAGGTCGAGTGCGGGTTCGTCTGCGGCGAGACACTGCCGTTCGAGCGGGACAGCCTGCTGAAGCGCTTCCGCGACGGGAATCTCAAGTTCCTCTGCAACGTCAACGTCCTGACCACCGGCTTCGACGCACCGAACATCGACTGTGTGGCGCTCGTGCGGCCGACGCTGTCGCCGGGACTCTACTACCAGATGGTCGGGAGGGGCT